ACAAAGATTCAACCGTTGTTTAAGTGGACTGGTTCTAAACAGCGGATGATGCAGCAGTATCAATCGCACTTCTTTCCACAAGAAAACTTCACTCGCTTTGTCGATCTGTTCGCTGGTGGTCTCACTAACTCTCTGTGGGTATTTGAACATTATCCCAAGAAAGAGTTTGTTATCAACGACTGGAATGGTGAACTGACTCTGTTGTATTCTACTCTGGCAAATCATACCAATGATGTTGTTGATGGGTGGCAGGAATGTGTGAGCAAGTGGTTGACTCTGACTCCTGAAGAACGCAAGAAATACTATTACGAACTGCGTGAGATTTACTGTCATGATCATGAGAGTAAGTCTGATGTTTATCTGTCTTCGTTGTTAATGTTCATGCTACAAGTGAACTTCAATGGTATGTGGAAAGCATACATTAAATGTAATGGTAGGTACTCAACTCCTCCTGGTACATGTCTACAAAAGCAGGCGTTCTTTGACCGTCAAAAGATCTTTACTGTGGCAGAGTTTCTGAAGCGAGCAACTATCACCACTGGAGACTTTGCTGCTCATCAACCACAAGAAGGTGACTGGTTGTATGCTGACCCACCGTATCGTGACAGCGTTGTGTTGTATCAAGGTGGTTTTACTGAGGAAGACCAAGTTAGACTAGCAAACTATCTTACAGGTTCTGGATGTAAGTTTGGGTACTCTAATAAAGACATCCACGATGGTTTTTATGAGCGCAACTTTGTTGGATGTAATATCATTGAGATGGAAGCAAAATATACAGCAGGCAGAGGCACCTCTACGCTGGACGTGAGTGAGGTTCTGGTGACAAACTATGTGCCAGTCAAAGAGGTGGCACACCTCGCCTTGTAGCGCCTTCTGGATGCCCTATACTACTAAGGTAGTCAAGGGAACCACCCGATGAACGCTTACGAAGTCTCCATCGACAACAGCGACAACACCACCAGCATCTTCTACATCACTCGCCCTGCTACTAAGAGCATCCGTGGTCTGAACCGTCAGCACAACAACGTGGTGAATCAGGTGGTCAATGGTATCCGTGAGATTCGTGGTTGGAAGCGCCTGGAGGTCAAGCGTGTGCCGCTTGAGCAAGTGGCACAGGGGTCGTTCTGAACGCCCCATTCTACCCTATACTAAGTTCATCAACGCAAGACGCCCAATGCAACTCCAAACCTCCGCCACCACCGTTGACTTCTTTCCCGTGGGCAGCGGCAAGCGTTTCGTTAAGCGTGTCATCTGGCACAAGGGTGAAGAGACTGAGATGACTTCTTTCACCACCCGTGTTAAGTCTGACGCTCTCTACGACATTCGTCAGTATATTGCCAACGGTGCAGAGGTTGTTGACTTTAACCTGGAAGAGTACCAGGGCAAAGACTACTCTCCTGTCTACTGCTGAGTCCACATTTCCCTCATCAAAACCTCCGCATTTCCTACAATGACCAACTTCACTGGTGTGTTCCTGACTGTTGAGAATCACGGTTGTGTTTATACTATCTGCACTGAGGGTGAGTTGTTCTATGCTCCCATTAAGTCTGATGGTAGTGTGAACTTTAATGAGTTTGATGTATTCTACTTTGTCGAAGAAATGGAAGATGATGAGCGTGAAGAAATGGAAGACATTCAGAGTGCTTTGATTGATATGATGAAGCGCACTGGTTTGTATTTCCAACAGTCTGTGCCAGTCTGAGAAGTGGCACACAACGGCACTCAGCAGCGCCTGGAGTGCCCTATACTAAGTTCATCAACGCAGGAGACCAATGGCACTCGTTTCTGACGACACTCAAACCGCTCAAATCCGTCACACTATTCTGGATGAGATTGAAGACATGGACATGGAGTTGCTCAAGCGTATTGCTTATGAGTGCCGTTGTGAAGAAATGGGCATCTATCCTGACCACACTTACCTCCGCTGGTGATGATTACTCAAGAAAACCGAGAGTTTGTTGACTTTCTTTTCAGCAAACTGGTCAAGCATGTTGACACTGATATGCTTGACCTTCACGACTCTGATAGTTGTGACGACCACCTAATGTTTGCTCAACTGGAGTTATTCTGATGCAAAACACTCACATCGAACACCCCGAAGATTCTATTCTGACTGGTGACCTTTCGGCACTGAACTGGTTTGTCACTGACGGTAAGTTGAGTCTGAAGATTGATGGTGCTCCTGCTATTGTGTGGGGACGCAACCCTGCGACTGGTAACTTTTTCGTAGGAACTAAGAGTGTATTCAACAAAGTAAAGATCAAAATTAATGAGTCGCATGAGGATATTGATACCAACCATGAAGGTCCAGTAGCAGAGATTCTTCACCTTTGCTATGACTATCTGCCACGCTCTCCGTGGATTTTGCAGGGTGACTTTATCGGTGTTGGTGGTAGCGATGAGTATCAACCTAACACCATTTCCTATGTCTTCCCCAGTGTGATTCGTGAGACTATCATTGTCGCACCACACACATATTATGATGCTGAGGATGATCTTCGCAATGCAGTTGCTCGCCCGTTGGACTTCACTCTGACTGATACTCATCACTGTAAGTTTGTCAAACCTCAGGCATGGATCGCATATGGTTCTGACAAGTTTGATGATGTAATGGACATTGTGATGTTTGCCAAGCAAATGTCAACAACCTGTGAGTTCGTGAGTGATAAGAAAGCACGCGAAATGAAGAAGGTATTTAACACTTTCGTAAAAGTGGGTGCCGAACTGGACGAGGAGGCACTGACCATCGCCTGCGACTGCGACCGCAACCTAATTCGTTTGTGGAAACTTGTCAAGTCAATTAAGGATGACTGTTTGTCACTTTGTCGCAATAATGGACCTGCTGCGTATGTAGGTTTCGATCGTATTGATGCTGAGGGTTATGTTTATGCCAATGAGTTCGGCATGTTCAAATTAGTCCAGCGGGAGGCGTTCAGTCGCGCCAACTTCCAGAACAGTCGGTTCCAGACCAGTTGAGGAACTGGCACAGTACCGCTTCCAAGGTGCTCCAGACGCCCTATACTACTTAAGTAACCAACGGAGACAACCATGTTTGATGAGTTCTTCACTGAGATCGCTGACGCTCCTGGTGAGATCTTTGACATTCCTGAGATGCAGGACTTAGACTCTGACAAAAAGTTCGACATGAATGAGTATCTGAACGGTAACTACGACTACTGATGTCTTTCGTTTCTTTTCCTACTGACCCTAACATCATGAACGACTCCGAACTTCTCCAACTGAAAGAGAACTACGCTAACATGATCATTGACGGTATGGACATGGACAGTCTGTGTCAAATGTGCTTTGATATGTTGATGGACGCATACAAAGACTGTACTGAAGAAGATATTAAGGAAGAGGTTATTGACCTCTATGATGAGGAAGTGCTAGAGGGTTTGATGCCCGTTGAGTGATGGAAACCTTGGAACTTTCGCAGAAGGAGATACAGATTCTCCTGCAACTTCTTGAGTCGCAAGACTTATCTGAGTCAGAACATCATGTCTTTGACTTAGTTTCAATTCACGAAAAACTGTCCTCTTCACTGACTTACTGACATGAACAACTCCGAAATGACGATGGACGACCGTATGGAACTCATTGATAGTATCAGTGAGGATATGTTCCGACTGTGTGAATGTTTTGCTGAGGCGGACGAAGAAGATAACTGTCGTGCAGTCTTTGAGGAGTTTGGTGAGTGGTTTGATGGTGAAGAATGTCAAGTGTGGTGGGTGCCAAACTTCGCAGATGTGGTATAATGGAGTAGTTCCTATGGAGGAGAATGACTGACGCAAATGTCAACTTAAACGTGCATGAGATAGGAGTTATTCTATCTGCATTGCAGTTGTTACAACACCGTGACGAAAACCTCATCGCAAAAGAGTATGGATCAACAGCAGCACTCTACGAACGACTTCACTCAGTTTGGCAAACTCTTGACCGAACAGAAACAGGACTCCGAAACGATGTCATCCCTTCCTACTAAACTGTGGTATCAGACTTTAGCAGTGATGCAAGAAGATGCTCCTGAACTTATGGATAAGTTTCTGGAGAACAGTGCTGCTAAGATGGAGATCACTGTAGACTATTTGATGGAGGAGTTTCTGTGAACCATGAGGCAAAGTTGCATTTGGCGATTATGCAAACCAATAACATTCTGTCACTGTTACAGGGCAACCAGTATGAAAGTTTCATGCGAAACAAACTGATTGGAGTACAAGTCGAACTCAACCGTCAACTGTCATTATTGACAAACAGCAAACACTATAGTAAAGTTGAGGAGTAACTTACACACACTAATGAAGTATCTTTATCTGGTAGACTACTGGGTGCCATTTCCAACCTCTGAGTATGGTGGTTTATTAACAGTCATCGCTGAGAATGATGTTGAGTGCCATGATATTCTGCTTGAGTGGCGCCATGATGCTGATGATAAATACGACAACCTGATCATGGAAAAGGTTACGACTGCTATCACATTTCAGTTAGCAAATGATGAAGAGTCGGGCATTGTAGAAACATTTACCACATAACAATGACTGAAGAGAAACTGTATCGTGTCGAAGAGTTTGTGACAACTGGATGGGAAGTTGTCCCAGGTAACTCTACCAAACTGAACAAAGACCAGGCAAAAGCATTATTAGAGGAACTGATTGGTGAAGGAACAAACCCTAACCGACTCCGTGCTGTCCCTGATACCACATCAGGCACCTAAAGGATATGAGTACAAGGCATCACCCTTCAAGAGCAACATTGTTGCTGTTTGGTTGTTGTGTCATCGCAAGTTTGTCTACAATGGTGGTGCTCCGACTGAAACTATCTACGCCTTTTACAATACAAAAACAAAACGTTTCCATTCCCCTATCAACTCAAAAACCGTAGGAGATGTAGTAGATATTAACTCTACAACTCCTTACACATCTATGCCACTCAAACTCAACCCATTAGAATATGCCTTATACGCCTGAAGTTGATGACTATGTTCAGTGGAACAAAGGAAAGCATAATGTAGAGGGATGGGTGTATTATAAGGACTCCCAGTATATTACGATTGAGATAGGAGTAAGATGTAAGGATGAGGAAGATATAAAGCATTGCCCGATACATCAAAAGACGCATACGTTGGTATTATGTTTCCCTGAGTATTATCATCAACTCAAGTATGTCAAGTCCCGTAACGATAAGTATGATGAAAAGTGATCCTTTTATCTACTTAAAGGATAATGACTTGAGTGCTGAGTTTTGTAGACATGTCATTGATAAGTTTGAGTCTGAACCATCAGAACGTCGTCGCCCTGGCACCGTAGGATATAACCGTCGCCAGGATGAGAAGATGAAGAAGTCATATGACTTATGGTTGCAGAGTTATATTGATGAGTGGAGAGAAGAGGATACTACATTCTTTGAGCATCTGACAAGTAACCTACGTTGTTATACTGAGCATATTAAAAGTATCAACCCAGTGATGTATTATTTTACGTCTGAGGATATAGTCAAGGACACTGGTTATCAGATACAGAAGTATATTAAGAGTGAAGGTGGGCATTATGACTGGCATCATGATTTCATGGTGAAGAAAGAGTTAGGACCAAGGATGTTGACTTATATTTGGTATCTGAATGATGTAGAAGATGGTGGGCATACTGAGTTTGTAAATGGAGTAAAGGTAGAACCAAAGGCGGGGAGGTTATGTATTTTCCCTGCAACCTGGACATATTTGCATCGTGGATGTACTCCTATTTCGAATGATAAGTACATTGTGACTGGATGGGTTTATTGTGGTAATGACTATCAAAAAACACAGTTGGTATGAACACACCCCATTCATTTGGGAGTATGATAGTGTAGTATCGAATGAAACCTGTAATACTATCTTATCACTGATACAACAGTCATCTTTACATGATGAGTATTTGACAAAGAATACTGAGAGATCAAAGGTAAGAAATAACTCATGTATTAACGTATCACAGGTATCAAAGTATGACCATCATATGATGTGTGCGGATAGAACATTACATTCGATATTCTCTGATATCCATGCCCATTATGTACTGAATAATAAGAGGTATTTTACACTCAAGAACGCACAGTATCTGTACACAACATCATGTAGTTACACTTATCGAACATATGATAAGAGTGACTATTATGACTGGCATATTGATAGTTCAGACCATGCACATCTATTGTTTTCTTATATCTTGTATCTGAATGATGACTTCACTGGTGGTGATACATTGTTCTTGAATCAGAAACTCAAGGTTAAACCAAAGAAGGGAAGTATGTTATGTTTCCCTTGTGACATGCAGACGGTACATAAGTCAACTGCTATTAAGGAAGGAAAAAAGAATATCATTTGGACTTGTATGGAATATCATGCGAAATAAATATGAGGAGAAGTAATCCATCATAGCGGTGAAAACATTCTCACAGTTTATAGTAGAAGCAGAAGCAGCAAGTGGTATAAAGAGTCTTGCACCTTTTAGAGTAATGCCACCCTTAAAGAAGAAGGATGGTTCTTATAACCCAGCACCCCAAAGGTTTCTGATTAACCCTAAGACAGGATTAGGACCAACTGCTCAAATAGTACCAATGAAGAGTACAGTATTAGGTCCTGACTTACAGTCTTTACCTCATGTAGATACAAGAGGACCAGGGGAGAAGTTAAAGAGTGTAATGAGACAAAAAGCATATATGGATGATACGGGGAGACGACCACCCAAAATACCTTAAATAATGCTTTTTACCCCTTAAATGGGGTTTTTTAGTATTAAAAATACCTTTTTAAATATAAGTTAATGTTTTATTAGTCTCAATAAGTATTCATAATAAGACAGGATAATGATAAGAATTCGTATTGTAATACCCCTTATAAACCTACTTAAAACCTTATAAACCCCTCCTCCTTATGCTCTCTAAAACCTTATAAACCCTTCTGAAACCCTCTGTCCTTATGCAAGTTTAGCGAGCGTATCATAAGACGCGCAGTCTGTCAAGTCACAGGGCGGCGAAAAGTCACAGAACCCACACACATTTTCACAGAGACTTATAAATAATGGTTATGAATCTCGTCGAGACTTATACCTAGACAGG